TGGATGAAATCGACGACTACAAGGTAATAGGTTGTGGTGGTAATGATTTCAACTGCAACTGGAAATACATGAAGGAGAACGACATCATGCCTGAGAAGTTCATTCACTTCACCGACGGGTATGATTGCGGACTTGGCTTCGGCGACCCCGTGTATTGCGATACTGTGTATGTCATTCACAGCGACCCGGAGCATCGTATCAAATCTCCGTTTGGCATGACGACATATTATGAAAAAGCTCGCTGAAGATAAGCCAACCATTTGTACATGGATTGGAGATGGTGAAAAATGCCATCATCCAACTATTTTTGGTAAATCCTATTGTGAAACACATTACGAAAGAGTGTATCTAACATTATTTCCAGAGATGGCAACTTATATAATTGAGCAAGAGCTTAATTCTACATCGTAAAACACCAGTTGACATTGTACCCGTGGGCCATTACAATAGTGGCATACAGGGGAAATTATGATTCTGCAAATTCTCGAAGAGATTGAATCGGATTCGAAGCGAACACACAAAGAGTCAGTCATTAAGAAATACAAGGAAAATCAACTTTTCCTTCGGGTTCTTACATTGGCACTTGATCCCTATATCAATTTTTATATCAGGAAAATCCCTGATTATACATTCAAATTCCTCACAGCCGCACCCGGAGAAACATATCAGTCCTTAGACTGGGCGTTGGTTGAACTTGAGAAGTTGTCGTCTAGACAACTCACCGGTCATGCGGGCATTGAGCATCTTCGCAGTATTCTTTCTGCTCTTGATCGCAATGATGCCATTGTTATTGAGCGTATTATTGGTAAAGATCTTCGTTGTGGTGCTGGTGATGGTACGGTAAATCGAGTAATTAGCAACTTCATTCCTACGTATCCTTGTCTGCTTGCTCGTCCCTATGACGACAAGAATATTAAGAACATTACCTATCCTGCTATTAGTCAATTGAAGGCTGATGGATTAAGGGTAAACTTCCATATCATGGGTGAAAAAATTAGTATTTGTGGCCGCAGCGGTCGTAACATTGACTTGCTCGGATACATGGATAGTGATTTAATTGAACTCGGGGCACAATATTTCTTAACACCCGTTGTCATCGACGGAGAGTTGGTCGTGGTAGATGAAAATGGAAAGCTCCTCTCGCGTAAAATTGGCAACGGCATTATCAACAAGGCAATTAAAGGTACAATTACTCCCGAAGAAGCCAAGATGGTTCGCGCCCAAATATGGGATATTATCCCTATTATGGAATTTAAGAAAGGCATATCCAATTGGTCCTATGAAGCACGATTTCGTTCCCTTTCATCTGCTGTAAAGACGGTATCTGAAAATCACAATCGAAGTGTAAATAAATTGGCAATTAATTCACAATTAAAATTCTGGATGATTCCGTCTAAGGTAGTTAATAGTTTGCCGGAGGCTGTTGCTCATTTTGAAGAATTACTGGCTTCTGGCGAGGAAGGCACCATCCTGAAGAACTATTGCGGCCTCTGGGAAGATACTCGCAGCAAACACCTGGTTAAATTCAAGGCCGAAAAAGATGCAGATCTGGAAGTTATTGGATACAACCCCGGTGAAGGAAAATTCGTAGGTCAAATTGGTAGTTTGATTTGTGCGTCTAGTGATCGTAAGGTAGAGGTCTCGATTAGTGGCTTCTCTGATGCACTTCGTTTAGAAATCACTAAGGACATTGGTGATTGGATTGGTAGCATTGTCACGGTTCTTTACAACGAAAGAATCACCAGTCAACAACGAGATGTGGATAGTTTGTTTCTTCCGCGATTTGCGGAGCGTAGGTCGGATAAGTCAGTTGCTAATTCCTCAAAGGAGATTAAATGATCAGGCATTTCTTGTTTGTTGCGGCATTTACAGTTTCAACACCGGCATTCTGCGACGGGCTTGTATTTCATTTACAATCCCATCATAAAGATGGCAATCATGATGTGACTGAAACATGGGTCGATAAAGACAACACTTCCCATACCAAAACACATTACGCACTCAATAATAATAACTACGGAATTGGATATAAAACCGATGATGGTTATACAATCGGTGTATACAAGAATTCTTTTTCTGACACATCTACCTATGCGGGTAAGGAATTTATGTTTAATAGATATCTTGGTTGCTTTGTTGGTATTGCAACCGGATATAAAGATCATGCAGGAAAGGCAATTCTTCCCTTTATGTCGGGAACAGTAAAGATTCCAATTGACAACAAGTATGGTTTAATGTTTAATGTTATTCCAGCCAAAGATTTTAAGGACTATGTTGTTATCAACATGGCGTTAGAAAGAAAATTTTAAATGGTAGCCCTTGGGCTACCAAGGAGCTTATCATGTTTACGAAATACCCACGCACACCGCACCTACCCTGGAGTCCCGGCACCACCGATGACGACAAGGTTCTGCACGACCTTTCGCACTTTGAAGGTAAGCGTGTTGTTATTACTAAGAAAATGGATGGAGAGAATACAAGCATGTATTCAAACCATATCCACGCCCGTAGTATTGACAGCAGAGGCGGTATTGATAGGGACTGGGTCAAGACAATGTGGGCAGGTATGGCTCACAATATCCCCGAAAATTGGCGAATCTGCGGAGAGAATCTGTGGGCTCGCCACTCTATAGCATATGATGAACTGCCTTCTTACTTCATGGCATTCTCTATTTGGGATGAATCTAATATTTGTTTAAGTTGGGATGACACAGTTCAATATTGTGTTTTGCTTGGCATTGAACCTGTTCCTGTAATTTACGACGATGTGTGGAATCAAGATAATTGCATGAAATTACACAAGACACTTAATTCGGAAAAGGATGAAGGATTTGTTGTTCGCCTTGCAGACAGCTTTCACTATGACAATTTCGGAACTAGTGTTGCAAAATATGTTCGAAAAGGTCATGTGCAAACTGATGACATACATTGGCGCCATCAATTGCTGGTACAAAACGGCCTAAAATAAGAACCAAGCAAGTCAGGGGCGCCTACGGGCGCCCTTTTCAATGGCCGGAAACTCCGCAAACCTTGATAAATACAATATTGAATAACAAGGGACTTCCGATGTCAGAAATTAGAAAATGGTTAAAGATTATGGAAAGTATTCCAGCAATTTTCCCAAACCAGGATGCAAAACATGCACTTATTAAGCAAGATGCTACTGTAATGGTGAATCCGAGTGTTGGCGGTGGTACTGCAAGATACATGAGTAGCACACCAAACGGTGCTATGGTTGATATCAAGGGGATTGCTAAAGAATTAAGCCAAGACGAATTTAGTCTCCCAGAGCGTGATTACGAAGATGGGTATCAAAAAGGTAATGACTGGTTTCATATGAGTGTCAATCCCGATACACCGGGAACAATGAACGACAAGCCAGAATTTCGTGCCGGCAATATCGTTAAGATTGCAGATGTCTATGGTTCTGTCATCGGTCCAGGAATCGGCATTTTCGTTGCTTATAGCACAAGTGGTAAGGAATGTATTATTAGTTTTGATGATAAGGAAATTGTAGTTCCGACAGCAAATGTTGGTTCAGTTCTAGAACAGAACGCAAAAGATAATTTCGGAGAGATGGACAATGATGGTAATTTGTTACCAATGTCACTGGGATCAAAGAATGTAAAAATAGAGGAACCGGAAATGGATCAAAGAGATGAATTTTCAAAATGGATGTCAGCTGTCGAAGAAGCCTTAACAAGTGAAGGTAGGCCAGAACTTGCAGAATCGTTGCCAGCAACTAATAATTGTGATTGTAATGAATGGGATTGCCCAGTATGTTTCCCCGAAATGGATCCAATTGCTGCCGCACACGATCACGAGTATGATCACGTTGGATGTCCAAAATGTGACGGTAAAGGTTGCGCAGCCTGCAGTGGGCCCGAATTAGGAAGTAAGGTCGATGAGGAAGATAATGATTTCCTAGAAAAACCAAAGTCTGGCAAAGGAGTCAAGCTCGGCGACATCGTTCACAAGACAGAATTTAGGAAGACAGGTGGACAGAATTCCCCAATGACCTATGGCGACGACAACTTAGACGAAGAATTACCAGATGGTGCTAATCCAGCAGATTACGGTAAAGCTGGTCGATATATTGATAAGCATTCCTTTGGTGATACTCTCGAAGTTGACGAAGGTAATTGGTATGATCCAGATCAAGATGATTTTAGTGACCTCGGAAAATACGAACCAACTCAACGAGATATGGCAGATTATAACAGCAGCGATGTAGGTTATGGTGATCATCAGGAAGATGAAGAAAAAGAAAGTATGATTTCTAAGATTACTAATATCCAAAATATGGGATTTAGTAAAGATAATCGCCATTATGATGAAATGACATTAAGATCATATACACCAGAAGAATTAAAGGCTTGCTATGATAGAGTTATGGGCGATGTCAGCGAAGCAAAGCCAACAATGACAAAACAAACATATCATCACCTTGATGATATCGATGATATTCTAAATCCACGTCAGGCTCATCTCCCAGCAGCAATAGATACCGATGATGGTGAGGTAGTCGGGGACGAGCAACCAATGCATCTTCCAGCAGCATCACGTGCAGATACTCAACGTAGAGTAGGTGCTATTACTCCTACAGATACAATGCGTGATTTCATGGATCGGATCGATCCAATGGCAGGCGCCGGGGAAGCAGATGTTCTTCCTGATACTCAACAGAATGCGGTAGCACTACGAACAGCAGCAGATGTACCGGTAGTTATCAGCAATGCTATGCAAGCATCTGGAATGCAAACACCGGAATGGCATACCGTTAATAATCTACCAGGATATTCGCAACGCAATACACGCGGCATGGGTCGTCAGATGTTCAGTATGTTTACATCAACACCACTAGAAAATATCCAGACACTTGCTAACGTAAACGGCCAAGGACCAAATACAGATGCAGAAATGCGTGCTGTGGCAGGATGGTTAAGAGATAATGCAGAAGACCTCGGCGAAGTAAATGTTAGCCACGGCGAAGCAATTCCTGGATATACTCCAGACGTTAAGGAATATAAGGCAAATGGAGTTAGATTCCAGCTTGTAAGAGATCCAATGGGACAATACATCTATGCTTATCCGGATGCAGATGCAAGATTAGGTGGTCCACAGCAAGGACAAGCACAGGTCGCAGGTCCGCAAGGCGGCATGCCTAGATTGCGTGAATCAATGCTAAAACCAACCTTGCTAGAGCAGATGAAGTGGGACGAGGAGATTGATGAGGCGTTTATTGAAGAAAGCACACTAAGTAAGTTAATTGGTAAGCAGCAGGGCGGACAGAAGCTTGTCCAATGGTTGCACAGAAAGCATCAACTCAGTAATGATGCTAATCTAGAACCAGCACCTTTTAGCGAAAGAATGTTATGGAAAGAGTTTAAGGCTCACCCAGATAATTTTGTTGTTGTTTCAGCAGCAAACGGTGTGGCCGGTGTCAAACCATACAAGAAATTCATCGACGATAGAAGAGCAGCATTTGCTAAAAAGGGTAAGACATATAATCCAGCTGGCGATAGTACATTGCCTTACCAGATTATTGCTTTTACTGATGATGGTCAACAAGTTGATCCAAATCTATTCCGCCAACCGGCAGAACCAGGTGAAGAGCCAGAAGAGCGTTATTCAGATCCGACAGTAATGAAGGCACGTATGGGTAAGCATAGCGGCAAGGATATGCAGAATCCAAATAATACCTTTAACCTACTTGCAGATGAAATCGGCGCATTAAAAACTGTATGGATGTCTACAGGTTCAGTTGAACGTGGCAAGATGGCGCATCGTGATGCAGGATCACCGGCATCAACATCTAAATATAAGGATCCTGAATATGATCCTAATAAATCCTACGATGATCAATTTCCAAGTGATCGACCATCGGTTAATGCGCCATCGAAGGGCGAACGAGATAAAATGAAATATAGTGGACCTGCTGCAAAGAAGTCAGCGGCTGCATCTTCGGCTGATTCTGTAAAGAAGATTTTCGCAAGAGTAAGGCCAGTCCTCAAGACACTTGCCAATCAAGCAATTCTTCAAATCAATAAGAGAGCCCAGCGTTATATTGAGGGTGGAAATTTTGAAGGCGCACAGAAAGTTGCCGCAAGTGGACAGAAACTGAAGCAATTGTTAGTGTCATTAGATACATCAAACGATGTAGGTATTAACACAGACTATGGATCTAAGACAGCAGAATTATCAACTGCCATTACAAAGGCAATTGCACAGGCATCCGGTTCCCCGGTTGGATCAACTGATTATAACGAATATGCATCTGAAGCTGCTGCCGGCAATGCTGCACAATTGCGTCCAATCTTAGATGCATTAAGGGATAATCTTGTAGGATTATAATGAGTTTCATCCAATATCTTACAGAAATGTTTCTAACCGAAGCGACTGCCCTGACAAAGGGCAGTCAGCGTGTTCTTGCTGATAAAAAACTTGTTGCGGGACTTGCTGATGCAATGCGCGATGATGCACGTTCACACCCACAGAATTTTCCACCCAATTCGGCCAGAACTTTCCAAAAAGCACCAGACGAAGAACTTGCGCAATGGTTCCTAGAAAATATTGATAAAATTGAAAAAGAAGGTTATGAAGGTACCATTTATTCTAAAGATGGTGTCTATAGTGACTGGATTGTTCGTCGTTATATTGCAGGTAGTCATAGCTGGGAAGATATCATCGGTGTTATGAATATGAATATGAGAGATTGGACTCTCTTAAAAAATCGTAATATGCTTGATACAACTCATAAAGATATTCCAAAGTTTAATAGTGTGAGAGATTTGGGTAAATATTTAGCAACCCATTATCATGATAAATTAGAACAGATTCGCGACGCTGCTAAGAATGCCGCCGTGAACAAAATAGCAAAGAAAGCTAAGATTGTTGATAATGAAGATTATTCGATTTATACTGTTTTTAATTGGGCCGCAGCAAGGGCATTAGGATTGGGAACACAATGGTGTACTGCCAATTCAAAAAACAATCATAATTATGAAACTTACGCGTCAAGGGCAATGGTATTTCAAGTCTATCCAAAAAATCCAGAGCATGTTGATCGAGAAGGCAAGGTATTAGGTAAAAGAACCACAGGACCAGAAAAGTATCAATTTGATGCTGGGACACCATGTTTTCATGATATTGCTGACGATCCTGCATCAAAGCCCGAAATTATAGAAAAATTTCCATACCTTTATTCTGACATAGTAAAAGGATTGAAGCAACATAAATCCCAACTCGAAATTTTAATGAAGGAAATGTCCGAAGATCCTCAATTAGCAGGTAATGAGGCTGGAAAAACTAAGGTTTACGATATAGATGACGAAATAAAGAAATTAAAGAAGTTACAAAATTTAGGATATTTTACAGATCAGGTTCGCCCAAAATCGGGTGTATCATCGGCCGAAGAACCAGCAGGGGATCAACCACAGGCCCTACCTGCACCACAACAACCAGCACCACAAGGAAATCCACAAATGGAAAATGTAGATAAAGACGTAGCAGCAATGCTTAATTCACTAAAGAAATATGACATGCTTACTGAATCAGTATCACCGGTTTTGGGCATGGTTACTCTTGGCGAAAAGAAGAAGCCAGACTTCCTAGACTTCGACAAAGACGAAGACAAGAAAGAGCCAATGACTAAAGCCCTCAAGGATAAAGAAAAGAAAGCCGGTCCTACGGACGAATCTGACTCCGAAGGCGGGGAAATTGATGAATCAGCTCAAACAGGCGCAGATCAAGAAGTGCTAACCTGGATGAAGCGTTTCGCCAGTCTTGGTAAAATGTCAGGATATTGATATGAGATTAGATGAATTTTCTTCCGTAGTTAAGAAAGTTAAGGAAACTACGGGTGATGAAAAATTCGACAATATGATGAATAATATTTCTAGTAGTGATTCTCCACAAACTAATCTTGGAAATCGGTCGATAACCACCGATAGAAAAATAATGGAATTAACTCACAAGATATTTCTTAGATTAAGAGAATATGATGATCCAGAAATCTATGAGAAATTTATTAATTTTATGATAAAGACAGTAGAAACCAATGTCGGTCCTATAGACGAATCTTTGAAGAATAAAGCTTGAATAAGAAATTATATCTCTTTTCTTTAGTGGTTGATTGACTTTTCAGTAAGTAGTTGTTACACTATTGCTTACTGGAGAGTTTTACCATGTCTCACAAAGAAAATTTCTTACAGAGTTGTTTAGTTTTAGATACCGAAACCAATTCTGATGATTATAAAATTGCTGAAATTGTAGAATCTGGCTTCGTTATTAGAGAAGACGATGATTGGACAATTTTTCAAGAATTACACAAGCCCGTCGATCGTCCTATTCCACCCAAGGTAGAATCAATTTGCTACATCACAAATAAGATGGTGGCTGATAAACCATCCTTTGTTGATTCGAGCGAAATATTTCAGTCAGTAATAAATGGTTATACTGGTGGTTACCTTGTGGCCCATAATCATTTCTATGATATGCGTGTTTTAGAAAGACACGGTATCGATACATCAAAGCACAATTGGTTATGTTCTTGGCGTATGTCTAAAAAACTATTCAATGGTGTAGATACAATTGAAGAAACAAATCTCCCATATTTACGATTTGCACTTGAATTGGATATTCCAATCGAGATGCGTTGCCATCGCGCTGGTAATGATTCCTATATAACTGCTAAATTGCTTGAGGCACTTGTGAGTTATATGGAGGAAATGGGATTGATTGATAAGGATCAACCATATGGTCCACAAATTGCAAAATGGGCAGCTGAGCCTATCATCTATGAAAGAATGCCCTTTGGTAAACACAAGAATGAATTAATGACTTCTGTCCCACACTCGTATTGGTCATGGGCGATGAAAAACACAGATTGGTTTAATGAAGATGCCGATAATCACGATCCGGATTTAGCAGCGAGCATTAATGCCGTGCTATAATTACTGCCCATTTGAATTGCGAGCACCGTCCATTGTTTGTGTTGCTAATAATCTCTGTGGATCAGGTTTGTATGCTTGTACATCGTGGTTGTAAGGTAGATTTGCAGCAGCTAAAGCATATTGTAAGCCACGATAGCCGGGAGATTGAAGCTTGCCCTTCTTAGGCATATTAGTGTATTCTGCTTGTGGCTTGGTAATTGGTTTTGTAAAGACTGGAACTATTTCTTCACTAAACCATTGTTTGAAGTGTTCGTCGTAATATTCTTTATTTAGGTTCTTGTATTTTACATCTTCAGGATTATAAAATTTGTCCATATCAGCAGACGCTTCTTTATAGAAACGAGCAACAACATCAGTGGCGCTTTCGCCCAAGAATTCTTTTATCTTCATAGCACTATTTATCAAAGGAAAACAAAAATGAGAAACGCATTGATTCCAATCGTAGTTGAGCAGACCGCCCGCGGAGATCGTTCCTATGATCTATATTCACGTTTAATGAAGGAAAGAGTCATTTTCTTCACAGGAGAAGTAGAGGAGCACATGTGTGATGTTATTGTGGCGCAATTACTCTTCTTGGAAGCCGAAAATCCGGATATGCCGATAAGTATGTATGTCAAGTCCCCCGGTGGTTCGGTATATGATGGATTGGCTGTCTATGATGTAATGCAATATATCAGATGTCCAGTTCATACCTATGCTATTGGTTGGGCAGCAAGTATGGGTTCGTTTATTGCACAGGCAGGTGCGCCCGGCCATAGGTATTTACTTCCGCGGACAATGACAATGATACACCAGCCCGCATCTGGCACAAGGGGTAAGATTACTGACATGGAAATTGATCTTAAGGAAAGTATTCGGATGAAGAAACAGATGACGGAATTGTATGTCAAGCATAATTCCAGAGGTGTAACATATGATCAGTTTGTAACATTGCTTGACAGAGATAAATGGTTAACTGCACCCGAAGCTGTTGAGCTTGGATTAGCAGATCAGATTGTGGATAAAAGACTATGATTACAATTTCAGAAAAAGCAAAAGAAAAAATTATATTAGTCCTTGATGAAGAGAAGGCAACAATAATTCGCTTTGGATTGCAAGGCGGCGGTTGTAACGGATTTACATACTTCTTTGCAGTTGAAACAAAACAAGAAGAAGATGATTTTGAGTATCCGCTTGATGAATCACATAAACTTGTAGTAGACTCTGCAAGCAGCATGTATCTTGAAGAGGCAACCATCGATTATAAGGAAGATATGATGGGTGAGAGTTTTGTATTCAGTAACCCATCACAAAAAACAAGCTGTGGATGTGGTAATTCAGTAAGTTTCTAATAAATATATATGCTATAGAAAGGGCAGTATATGGCTGGTCCGTCGAAAATGCTATTAGGGTTAGAGGCTGCAAGATGCATATATGAATATGGTCTTGGATGGCTGTTAAATTCACCTTTGCAATTTATAGCACCGCCCGGAGATGGACATCCGGTTTTAGTTATTCCCGGTCTCGGTGGGTCGGATGGTTCCACTCAATATATCAGAAATTTTATTGATGGAATTGGTTACCATTCCCATACTTGGGGACTAGGACGAAACCTAGGTCCGCGTCAAGGAATGGAGAAATTACTCAAAGACCTAACCAATCGTGTTGCTGAGATATCAGATGCGTCTAACGGCGCGCAGATTAGCCTAATAGGGTGGAGTTTAGGCGGTATCTATGGCAGAGAAATAGCTAAGGTGTGCCCCGATCTCATAAGACAAGTCATTACACTTGGTACACCATTCAAATCTGTAGATGACGGAACCAATGCTGGTCGTGTATACGAAATGTTGAGTAAAGATAAGACCTATAAGAATCCTACCATAGTAAAACAGATTAGTGAACCCCCACCGGTACCATTCACATCCCTATATAGTAAAACAGATGGTGTGGTAGACTGGAGATGTTCTATTGAAGATGAGACTGGCCTATCCGAGAATATCGAAGTTCTTGGTGCAAGTCATATGGGTATAGGTCATAATCCTATTGCGATGTATATTATTGCTGATAGATTAAAACAGACAAGGGAAAATTGGGCACCATATAAACCAAAATAATAGTCGAATATAGCAAAAGGGCCTTAGGGCCCTTTTTGCATGGCCTTGACATAATACAAAAATTATGTTACAATGCATTAAATTGGCAATATAGGATAAGATGGATAAAAATACATACGTACCGATGAATGAATTGATTCGCGATAAGGATACATCATGGACATTTACGCATATAAATCTTCCTTATCACGAAATTGCTAGTAGGGGAATTGTTATTTGGTGTGTACAGAATCTCGAAGGGCGCTGGACTATGCTGGGTGGCAATAAATTTGGATTTGAGGACGCACCCGATGCTACAATCTTTAGAATACAGTTTGGATTGGGTGCATAAACAGGTTGACTACAATGGAGATGATATTATGTACGGAGTTCAAGAATTAAAGCAACGTCTAATTATTATTAAACATTCGGACCTCGATGATGCAACTATCCTTGACGAAAAGTATCTTCAGCTCATTAAGGAAACACCAAATCCTGATGAGAAGGAACAATTTATAGTCTTACGATCTATTGTCCACCGTAGAATTAAACATTTAATAAGCGATAACGGAAAATAATTAATGCTCAATATTGCAAAACAGATTTATTCAGGATGGAATACAATAGGAAAAAAACACGAATTACCAGAAGCAGAAGTTATTCCTTTTGGAAATTCTGCCAATGAGAAAAAGAGATTACAAAATATAACAAAGAAGTATACGGTACTAAAAGAATATAATAATATTCCTTTGCCAGGATTTACCCTGCATAAGACAGATAGAAAAAACTGGGGATCTTTAGATCAGACCTGGCTTATTATCGATCCGCGTGGATATCTAGTCAGAATCAGTAATGATAATTTAGAAAATATTCTTCATGTCACAGGAATCACAGAAGGCCTGATTCAGGAGAAATGTGTTTGGGCTAGAGAAGATAGTCAAACCAAGATGGTTTTAGTTCCTGTTAGTTCCCCGACATATCTCGAAGCTTCACAGAATACAGAACTTATTGAGAGTAAGGTTAATCTTAAGGATGTGCAGATTGGTGATACAGTCATGCTTCAAAATGAATTAGTTGGAACATATATGGGTGTTTTATCTCTCTATGCTCCGCTTGATTCTTCGGGATTTGTATACAAACCACAGATATTTTTTCGCCGGCAAATTATTAAAATTGAAGATAAGAAATATCATTATCAGACTGATTTAAAAATCCTAAAGGTAATTAAGAAAACAGACAATCCACTTACACGAGAGGAATCTATGGAATATCTAAACAAAGATATTGCTAGTGGATCTTCGTATTTTACTAACCTTATCGGTATGTCTGGTTCGAGCTATTACTCATCACGTGGAATGATTAAACTAGCATCGGTTCATGCTGTACCAAAGGTATCTATTACATTAGAGGAAATTACTCTCTCTGAAGCAACACATTTATTTTATATTGCCTTGACAATTTGTGATTCGGGTATGTTGATTCTTGAGAATGTTCGTGGTCGGAAAGTAATGATCGATTTTCCTTATAATTTTTCAGGAAGAATGCCAACAACATTCGATTCTTTTGAAATTGATTACATTGAGGAACCTGTCGATGAGCCTTATGATAAGCTTACACAAATAAAAGATACTAATGTGACCTCTAGTAAAACCAAACCACGATATTCACTTGACAAATTTGTGAAATTCTATAAAATAGTCAAGCATGTAAAACAAGACACTTATGTCTAAGTCAATTTATATGTTAATAAGATAGTCAATATTGGAAAATAATAAGGATACAAAATGGATGCAAAAAAATATTTAGAAGTATCAGATCGTACATGTAAACACATCGGTGATGAGGGAATTGTGATTCTGCCAGAAATGTATAATCTTTTACATGCCACTCTCGGAATGGCTGGTGAGGCCGGTGAATTATTAGATGCGGTAAAGAAATCATTTATCTATAATAAGCCATTAGACAAAGAGAATGCTAAAGAAGAAATTGGAGATTGTCTGTGGTATATTGCGTTAGCATGTCGAACACTTGAAATATCATTTGAAGAAATTATGCAAATAAATATTGATAAGCTTACAAAAAGATATCCAGAAAAATATACTGATCTTGATGCTATTACCCGTGCCGATAAAATTTAAATGAATAGGAAATGATATCTAATATATCTAGTATGTCAAATTTAATTTGGAACCTCTATAAACCATCTGTTCCTGTTATCGGAGACTGTTGGTTTGATACTTCCAAAAAACAAGGTTATATTTGGCAGGGTACGACCTGGATGCCCTTTACGGGTGATCCAGGTCCGACATTTATACCGCCTACAAAAGAACAACTAGAAAAACATCCAGCATTAAAAACAGCCTGGGAAGAATATGTTGTTATTAAGAGATTATTAGGAGTATGAAACAATTCAGATCTATGCTCTGTGATGTTCATCTTGACGACCTAAGTAACGAAGGGAACACATTAGCATTTAAATTAAGGGTCAAATGCAAGTAAATGTTCGTCATTGGCGATATGAAGATGGTTGGTGTGATATTCCGATCGTATTACGAGACAAGAACGCTATCCAAACACAAACTAGGGAATTCAGAGAAGAAATAGTGGGCTGGCATTGTCGGGCTTACGCAGATAATGATTTTGAAAACTGGATGGAACAAAATATGAAGGGTAAGTATGATTGTACATTCCGATTCAACAGCGGTGATCCAATGTATACTATCCATATTTGTAATAACGAAGACGCAATACTTTTTAAACTGATCTGGATGTGACTATTCTTAAGAAAAGGATATGAGAGTATATGCTTTCAAGGATGAGGCAACTTTACTTATTTTTAAATTAACATGGGGACAATATGGAATTAGGTAGATATATAAAAAAGATTATAAAGGGTATAATTAAATGGTCTGTAAATGAAGACAAAAGAAATTATCCTGAAGATTCAAAGGTAACGGTTTCATCAGGTATCGGTGACAGATCAAATGGTATGAATTTTATCGTACATGCTGCTACAGGCGGCAAGGTAATTCAGGTTAGCGTATTTGATCCTCGAACCGATCGTCATAATACTAGCCTATATGTAATTACAGATAAAGAAGATCTCGGTGAAGAACTTGCTCTAATTATTACAAAAGAAAGTCTGTGTCGATAGTAATCAAGGAAATTTTTCCAGGATCCGGTGATAACTGGTATAACCAAAATATCGTTGATAGAGATAAATGGTTACGTGAAAATGTCAATGATAAAAATGTTAAGGTTTGGTATGGTGGATTAGAATCCGATGATAGATTCATCGAATTTATTAATAATGAGGATGCACTTGCATATAAAATAATATGGATGTGTTAAAAGATAAATGGATGCGGCGTCTTCTAAGGATGGCAAGAGAAGTTGCTACTTGGTCTAAAGATGATTCCACAAAAGTAGGTGCAGTAATTACATCTAGTAATGGATCCCCTGTTTCGTGGGGATTTAATGGTATGCCAATGGGAATTGATGATATCAGACCAGATCGTCATGTACGGCCCTACAAATATAAATGGATGTGTCATGCCGAGCGCAATGCAATGGATTTGGCACCAAGAGCCGATTTATCTGGCTGTATTATGTTTGTTACATTTAGTCCTTGTACCAATTGTGCCCAATCAATCATTCAACGCGGAATCACAGCGGTTGTAGTGGATGCTAATTTTACGGTAGAAAAAATGCCTGAACATTGGAAAGAAGATATGTTAGTAGCAAAGGAAATGTTGGAAGAGGCTGGTGTAAGTATAATTGCGACATATCCGGATACACCAGTTGACACAGATAGCATCTAATACTAAAATATAGACTCAACAACCTAACTTACAGAAAGTGTAATATGAACAAGCAAACTACTCCCAAGGCACTCCCGGTGAACCTGAAGGAACAGAACGCGGCTCATACCTTCCGTGTTACGATTCGCGATCGTGATCATTTCTACAAGCTTGTAAACTGGCTGAACACAAACGTCGGCAAGGGTCAAGACAAGTGGACCATGGAAGGTCGTGTTCTGAAGACCCTAAAGGGCGGCAAATCGGTTAGCCCAAAGATCTATATCTTCAAGCAGGATTTTGATCCGGCGTCTTCGCTGTATCTCAGTCTCCTGTAATGGTCTATCAAGTTGATGTAATTTACACAACTTGTGGAGCAACCGTACTCCTTAAGTTTATTGAATCCTTTTCTTTTGATAAAGGCACAGAGGAAATGGTAATAGATAAACTTATGGATGACTTCTGTTTTAATATTCGTACTGTCTCTGGGCAGGAATATCGCATCTCCACTAAAATGATTGCTGAAATCATCGGTGGCGGTGCTTCTATACCTGTGGTTGCTCAGAGTGTTTTTGATAAATGGAAGTTTATTCATCGTTAATGGAGATATAAATGAAACAACGAGGAAGATGTATTGTTGGTGATCTACGTGTGGTAGATAGTTATACCTCTGACTGGATGTCTATTAAGATGCATCCTGCTACTTTCTATCGCCGCGAAGACGATATTCGGCCTACCTTAGAAAAAATTAAGGGCCTATATGCCGAACTCGACATGGGTCAATATATTCTTCTACGATTTTCTGAGAAGGATGATGTCACCGCCTTTCATAGACGCCATCACGAATACATATGAGCGTTAAACGGCTTCATTCCAGGACTAAGATATTCTTTCCTAATCCATACGTGTTTAGGCTAGAATATCCTCTTCTTAATTCTGATGAGGCAATGGCCGAATATATAAAACTTACAAGACAGGCCTATAAACTCCTTAAAGGAACTTGGGGATATTGCCAACTTCAAGAAGAACAAGTAAAAATAAAGGATGAATTTAAACATACTGCACAGCTGATATCCAGTCATTTTGCTGGATTGAGTCCTATTCTTCAAATTGCTGCCTTATTTAATTCAGATTATCAACGTGTCTTACGCGGTTATATATGTTTTTCAGATGAGCTGGATGCATTGCAATTCAGACTCTCGATTTCCACAAATGCTATTCAAGTATCTATGTGGCCCGAAAGATGGTTTACTATTCACGAAGTGGCAGAAACAGAATAATGCTGTCATCTTTTACAAGAGAGGCCTAATTTTGCCATAAATACAGATAATATGAGGACTCTCTATGCACCCGTTTTTAGATGTTGCCAAACTAACCGACGAAGAGATTATTGAAAGATTAGGAAGAGCCTATACCTTTATGAACATGCAGAAAACACTCGGACATTCACCGGCGGTTCTTAGTATTAGAGAAGTTATCCAATCATTGGAAGATGAACGAGCTGGAAGAATGCAGAAGATGGTCGATGATGAATATTCAAGAAAATTCCCAGAAATAAATAAGCCAATTGAATTAGGAAAGATTGAGGAATAATTATGATGAAACGAGGGAAAAGTATCATCAGAAATTATATGACCATGAGTTATGAATTTGCTGGCACAAGAATACAGGCGGGGTTTCTTACGCCCGTCGATTGGGAATTATCTGTTAATTTAATTGTATCGGGAAAGAAATCTAAATCAAAAGAAGAAATTGAATATAAGGCAAGTGTTATATATCAGAAATTATATTTTTGGCTAGATACCAATTTATCTTATATAACAATGGTAGATGTAGGTAATGAAGATGACTTATACCTTGCTAATCTATCATCTAATATTATGTTATATTGTCCTGGAAACCCCAGTGATGATTTAATTGTACGCTTGATACATTCGAAACTTTCTGCCCTGGCCGGTGTAGACATGGAGATTGGTGAAATTAAATTAAAGGCAAGCGATACATCGTTGCAATATACATATGACTGCCCCGAACATGAGTACGAATTGCCATCAACAACAACAGAATATTATACAGAAGGTACTTGTAGAGATAAAGACCCTTGGTGGCTTAGAGACGATGGATTTTGTTTTGAATTCGTCAAGCCTGCCGATTCAGTGGAAACAGATGAAGAAATATTTGCGGGAATTATTGATCCAATGAACGAGTTTGAAAGAATGATTTCGGAAATGACTGATACGCATATAGGCATGGTAAGAGAACCGGCAAGAATTGTTCAGGTGGAAAAATGGAAGCCCAGGAAAGTCGAGTGATAATCATAAAAGAAAGAAGAAATGAAAGAAGGTGGAATAAAAGTGAATATGTATGGCCAGGCCATACTTTCCAGTAATGAATTGAGAGAATTATTATTACAAGGAAAGAACATAAGTCACTTGAATGTTATGTTTGATGAGGAAATAAACCTCTTTAAAGAACACCAGGCTGAGTTATTGCAGGAAACAATTACATTTTTAGATGCACCAGAGGAAATTTTAACATTTGACGAGTTCCATCAAACGTGTGCTGATGAATGGATTTTCCCAGAAATTTATCAGCAAATAGATGTAAAATCCTGGTTGTTATCTAGATGCAAGACTGAAGAGGAAATTAGAAGAGTAAATTTAGAATACGGGTTATTTGAAGAGAGAGACTTGATAATGTTATTACGACTTTTTATCTATATTATAGATTATTTTAGAAAAAATAATTATGTATGGGGAGTCGGTCGAGGAAGTTCGGTTAGTAGTTTTATATTATTTTTAATTGGGACACACTTTGTAAATCCAATAAAATATAATTTGGATATTAGAGATTTTTTAAAATAGGGAGAAATAAGATGAGCCGACACGTTACATATAGAGGTGCTACTTTGGATATGGATTCCATTCGTCGTGAAAATGAAAAGGTTCCGGCAATTGGAAATATGAGGGTAAATTCCAAAGGTGATCAAATTAAGGGTGGTCGCGTAACCAAAACCGCTGATCAGATTGCTCGTGAAAATCATAGAGTTCAATCTACTGTAGTAAATACCGGCTTGAAGGGGGCTGTTCCTGCGGCACCCACAACGGTATTAGAAGCACCAAAGGTATCCAAAGTTGCAAAGACAACAAAGGCAATGAAAGAAGTAGAGTTGCCCAGTGGCGACATTATTATGAAAGAAGACAATGGAAATTAAAGCACTCAAAGGTAAGGTACTTGTTACTGACCTGGAACGAGGGTCGCGGGTAGTCAATGGAATTATTATTCCAAGTGATGATGGTAAGAGCGAAGGCATACGTCCGCGCTGGTGTAAAGTATATTCTGTTGGAGAAGACATTACAGATATTATTCCCGGACAATGGATTCTTGTTGAACACCTACGATGGACTCGTATGATTAAGATCAGACAGGAAGATGGCACATATCTCCAATTATTTGGTGTAGAATGGCCACAGGCATGTATGCTTGTTTCAGACGATGACCCTGAAACATCGATTTTCTCCGTATTTTCACAGGCAAACGAACGGGCCCAGACTTGACATTTCTATTGTTTATAGCTATACTTGTTACAAATCAGAAAGGTCAGTCATGAAGGAATTATGGGTAGAAAAATATCGTCCGCCTACACTTGACGGTTATGTTTTTAAAGACAAAAATCAGAAAAAGCAAATTGAACGATGGATCTCCGGCGGAGCATTGCCACACATGCTTCTGTCAGGATCGCCGGGTACCGGTAAATCGACACTCATAAAAGTATTACTGAATGAGTTAGGTGTAGATCCGTTTGATGTGCTTCAAGTAAACGCATCAAAAGATAATGGTGTTGATTTTATTCGCGACACCATTACAAAATTCTCCGAGACAATGGGTTATGGAGAAATCCGCTATGTATTCTTAGACGAAGCAGACGGACTTTCACCATCGGCTCAGGGAACTCTGCGTGGCACAATGGAAAAATATGCAACGAGTGTACGATTTCTGTTGACATGCAATTATCCACACAAGCTTATTCAAGCAATTCATTCACGTTGTGAAACAGGTAGAATGCATATTGAGAACTTGAATAAGGATGAGTTTGATATGCGTCTCATTGATATTCTGCAGAAGGAGAGCATTGAACTCGACTTCGATGCGCTAGAAGCAATCTCTAAAAAGACTTACCCCGATCTGCGCCGTGGAATTAGCATGGCGCAGGCTAATTCGTTAGATGGAAAGTTGCAGACACCGGGTGAAGATACGGAGGATGTTTCTGACTACAGATTAGAGATGGTTGTTCTTTTCAAAGACAAGAAATTCAAATTAGCACGACAACTAATATGCACCCAGGTGCAACAAGAAGAATACGAAGATATCTATCGCTTCATGTATGAAAATCTTCAATATTGGTCAGATGGGGATTCTGGTAAAGAAGACCGTTGTATTATGGCCATACGTGATGGTTTGGTCAATCACACACTTTGTAGTGATTCTGAATTGAATTTATCAGCTACTTTTGTAGAACTCGAAAGAATAGCACGAGGGGAGTGGTAAAGGAAAAGCAACATAAATTGACCTGGATATGATAAATACACTTATACAGGAGTATTTTATGTTGTGTAATAGAGGATGTGGTAAGGAAGCGACTCATTTTTCTAAAAATAAGAATGAATGGGTATGCCATAAAGTTCCAGCGAAATGTAATATTATAGCTGATAAAATAGGGGCAACGAGAAAACAAATTTTTCAAGATGATCCATTTAGACATAACGGCTGGGGCAGAGTTATGTCTAACGAAACAAAAAGAAAAATAGGTGAGAAGACATCGGCAGCATTGCTTGGCAGAAAAATGCCAGAACACGTTAAAATTAAAATAGCTGAAGCAAACATAGGCAGAATTTGTTCCGACAATACTAAAGAAAAGATTAGGCAATCTAATTTAGAATACTGGGCAGAGAATAAAAGAGTTCCCTGGAACAAGAATAAGAAAGGATCGCAAGTTGCCTGGAATAAAGGGCTAAAGAAAATAGAATCACCAGAAATACTATCGCGTGATGATCCTGTATATTCTGACTTTAAGAAATATAGACATCGTGTAGGAACACATACTGCCTATTCATACAGGTTGTTCAAAGAAGAAATCAATCCACAAAATTTACCAAGAGGTAAATGTGGAATAGATGGTGCCTATCAATTAGATCACATTATTACCGTACGGCAAGGTTTTGAACAAGGTATTTCAATTGAAGAAATTAGTTCTAAAGAAAATCTAAGGGTTATATCCTGGTTAGAAAATGTAAAGAAATATGATGGAAAAGGTTTAAGAAAATGAGAAAGAGATATGATTGTAGACCAAAAAAGGAAAAAGAATGAGAAAAGAAAAAGTTTTTATTGTTGTATCACACAAGAATAGCCTCAAGAAAGATCCTAGGACAGACAAATGTCTCAAAGGTCAGTGGGAGGTTGCAGAATCTGTAGAATTTATAAACCAAGTTAGAGATAGACATATTTCTACAAGTAGCGCCATTGGTGATTACATCAATAGAAAAATGATTACAGGCGCACGATATGGTATAACCGAATACGATAAATTCGAAGAATATGTACGCACAAAATATAAGAAACAAATGGATGAATTAGATGCAGCATATCGTGAGATTCAGGTTCAATCAGAAGAAAGTCCCGAAGTTATTGCCGATCAATTTGGCAATATAAGAGCCAAGACTGTTTTTGACGTAGCATAAGGAAACATCATGGGAAGCATCATCGGAGCAATTTACGACGACATCAACGAATATATTTTGTTGTGCAAACAATACAATGAAAAGATTCAATATTCGCATGGTTCAGAGGATTGTTATGGTAAACATGCAAATAAGTTGAAGAAATGGGCACGCGAAGATTATTCCGAAGATATGAAGACCTTGCGTGAGCGTGCCGAAAGAAGAAGACATGAAGCCTAAAATAATACTAACCGATGCCGATGGTGTATTATTTTGGTGGTTCGGCGGATTTAAAAAATTCATGGAAGATAAGGGATATAAATTAATTCCAGGAACTAACCAACATTATTCAATGAGTTCTCGCTACGACATCAATGATGAACAAGCCCATCAGTTGATTAATGAATATAATGAAAGTCCATACATAGCCAATCTAGAACCATATAAGGATTCTGTTGAATATATTAAGAAATTAACAGAATG